CGCTGCAAAACCTAGGAAATATTGTCGAAAGAGAATAGTGAAATGAACAGGTCCACCACAGAAAACACGAGTTTTTCCCGCCATGACCTTAGCTATATTTCTTCGCTCATCTTTTAAGGTGTCAGACCAGTAAACGCCACGTTGTATTCCCTTTTTACAATATTCCAACAATTGTTCCACATCTCTTTCTACCACTTTCGCTAAAGGTGTGTCCAAAGTCCAATCTCCATCTCCAAAGGCTTGTTTCTTTCCACGTAAATCGAAGTAGTGAGATGTATATGGATAACCCATTGAAGTTGTACGATTTATGGGTGCCATGAATTCATCTTCCGTACCTAAAATTGCTTCCTGATAGGAGAGAACTTTTCGATAGTCGTTCAATCGCAAATGAGAATTGTTAATATAATAATTGTTCTTAACATCATTCATAGCAATATCAATCATTTGTGGGTCGATCATAGGCACCTGCTTTCCAAATTTTCGTAGTCCATTCAACATGGGATCATGCTGATCATTTGGTCGTAATTGAGCTGGCATCGTTTTTGTTTCTACAATACCATGTAATTTTGATTCCGTGATTTTTGTTCTTCCTCCACCTGTTGTTTTAAGTGGAGTCACACCATGGATCATCAATCCATCGCGGAGAGGAACTGAACCATATTGAGTTTGTTCCAAGGGAATTTCCTCAATCGGTAAATCAATTTCTACATAGCATTGTGTGTGAAATGGTTTGTTAGCAAAAGCTTCCAAAAGCATTTCTTGTGTGACAATTTGAGCAACGCCTTGTGAACCATGTGACAAGATCTTTGAAGCCATGTGAATTCCAGCTATTTTGCGCACAGCTGATTTGTGATTCAAGATCAAAGGCGAACCACAATCTCCAGCAATTGTCGATCCAAAATACTTGAAATAATGAACTAGTTGCATACGAAATCCGTCTGTTGAGATAACTTCTTGTTCATCAGTTACCTCCACATCAACCAAAGAGCGCAAAGATGGAAACAAAGATCTTTTCACGTCCCCTGCTCCATATGTTGGCATTTGTGCGACATATCGACCTGTCAACATTGCGATATCACTCGTTGTTATAAAATATTTTACAATATCTGGGTGAATGGCTATATTGCTTCTTTTAGGATCGAGATGTACAACAACAGCATCTACAATACGTCCATTTTTGGTCAATTGGTAAGCATTATCAATTATATCGCCAACTGTAACGGTGCCCATTCGAAGTCCTCGTGCATTTGAAATGTAGAGTTTATCAGTTCGTCTATATTTATGTCGGAAAATAGCAACGTAATGAGCATTCATAAGAAAAGACGTGCCTCGCAACATCATTATATTTCCCAATACATTCTCTTCAGAATGTAGAGCATACAATGATTTGCCAACAAGTGCTGTTTCAACATCTCTACAACCAAGGTCATTGTATGCTTCGCAAGTAAATTTATCCGATAATTGCGCATTTCGTTCGTTATAATCCTGAAGCATGGCTGCATTTTGTTCCATTCTGTGCTGTTCCATCTTCTCGATTGATTTCTTGAAACGTTCACGATCCATATAAGGTTCCTTATCGAATTCTTCCATCCATTGATCTAGTTCGTATTTCGGGATCTCAGGTGCGCCGGACTCAATACGGAAAGATTGAGTCTTAGGTTGTAAAGGCGCTGATGAATTCGATTCAATTCTAAATGATTGTGTTTTAGATTGAATTGGTGCCGAAGAGTTTGATTCAATTTTGAATGCTTGTGTCTTAGGTTGAATTGGAGCTGAGGAACTCGACTCTATTTTTAACGATTGTGTTTTTGGTTGTTGTGGTGCTGAGGAGGCTGCCTCCATAATCAAAGACTGTGTTTTTGGTTGGATAGGAGCAGACGAATTTTCTGTTGCATAATCATACAATTCAATTCCTGAGTATGTTCTCCTCATATTATCATAATGCACTCCTTGATATTCAAATCCTCCTTTCCATGAAACTTTAATACAGTCGCAAGGTGTCATTCCGCAAGTTTTGCAAGCTGAAGTAGCTATACAAATGCCAGCTACTGCCAAGAATATTGGAAAGCAAATGAGG